CCCTTTGTAGCAATATTAGCTGTTATTACAGCAGTTCTTAGAATTCCATAAGTCTTTATCATAGTGCCTAAGCCATATAATACTGGCCCGATAGCGGCGGCTGCAATTCCTAAATTCACAATCCATTTTTTCTGACTCTCTGTTAAACTATCAAACCATTTTATACCCTTCTTAATTGATTCAATTAATCCTTCAAGTCTAGGTTTTAGAATATCAAATATTTCTATGCCTATATTAATAAGCTCATTTTTTAATTGCTCAACGGAAGCAGTGAATGATTCCATTTGTTTTGCTGCAACATCTGCCGTAAACCCAGCAGCACTTTTTAGGTCGCTTTCATAACCTCTTATTGCCTCTGAAGTACCTAATAATGTTTTTACATATTTAACAGACCTTTCCTGAAAACCAAGTGCGGCTAATGTAGCCCCTCTTTGTTCTGTACTCATTCCTGCTAATGCTTCATCTAAATCTTCAACAATATCTGCCATGTTAAGCATTTCACCGGTAGAATCAAAAACGTTAATTCCCATTTCTTCAAATAAATCTTTATTTTCTCTAGCTGCTTTCTGTAAATCTCTTAAAACAATATCAAGAGATTGTCCTGCGGCTGCTCCCTTAATTCCTTTATCAGCCCACACAGATAGGATTGCTACGCCTTCTTCAATACCTTTATTGACTTGCACTAGAGCCGTTGCTCCCATATTTGTAAGACTCTCGCTAAATTGCTGTACGGTAGCATTCGATAAAGCATTTGCTTTTACAAGTACATCAGACACATAGGTCATGTTTTCCATGTTTTTTATAACATCATCTCGTATAGTCAAACCTAAAGCAGATTGTGCATCGGTGAGTAAATCGGTAGCAGTTGCAAGGTCAAAGTTACCAGCCTGTGCAAACTTAGCAACTCTGGGCAATGCTTCCATTGATTGAGCTGCGTCAAGTCCTGCAGAAGCTAGATAGAAATAAGCATCCGCACCCTCTTTGGCTGAAAAGGTTGTATAATCTACTATACTCTTAGCGGTCTGCTCCATTTGGGAACGTATCTGTGGAGATACGTTATTCATAATGGCAAGAGACTTAGTCATCCCATCCTCAAAGTCTGATCCTGCCTTAGCGGCAGCAGCCCCTACAGCCAAAATAGGCAAGGTTACAAACATTGACATCTTCTTTCCCACTGATTGCAAACCTGTACCGATAGTTTGAAGCTTAGCGTTTACCTTAGCGGCTTGTGTCATGGCTGTACGGTCAAGTGCTGATAACTGCAATTTGGCGGTTGATACACCAGCTTGCAGCTTTGCAGTATTAAGGCCGATTTCAGACCAAATTGTCCCCATATTCCCAAAAGCCATTAGTTTTCCACCTTATCTGATATAGTCATAAATCCTTCATTTTGTTTAATAATTTTTTCAATATACGTTAATTCCCCACGCTTGCCATATAGATATAAGCAGGCCTCGTTTAAACAAAAAGCAGTATATGTATCCTTAATCTCAAACAAATCCGATACCCTCTCGTTATTTTCCTTTGCCACTATCGTTATTCTTTTTAAACTCTTCAACTTTTTCTCTGAGCTTACGAAAGGGCAACAGCCCAAGAACCCCCGTCTGGGTATAATTGAATATCGCAGTTAATTGTTCATCAGTTAGGATATCTTTGACCTTGTCATAATCAGGCTCAACCATTGCACTTTTTGCAACTAGATGAAGAACCTCACTAAAGTTTTTAATATCTCCATGCTTCTCACCCTCAAATATTTTCTGTGCTGTAGCAAGTAGGGTATTCGGTATCGTACCCACCTTACATAAAGTAAGTAGTGCAGGTCTTTTTAACCGTGCTGTAAATGGGGTGTTCTCATCGAACGGGGGCAACTCTATAACCTCCCCCTTGTTTATATTTGCCAGATCCTCGATAGTAGTTACTTTGTTATCTACCAACTTTTTCTCCTTATTTACTTTATATTATTGACGCAACTTTTTCATAACTATATGCAGATAGTATATTTTCACTATCAGATTCATTATTTCTTGCTTCTATACTATAAGCAGGCTTGCCAAAAGTCTTATCTGCGTTATTATCATTAGACCTTTTCCCTTTGCAAAATGGTAGAGTAAGTTTTATAAAACCATCTTGTTTACTTGACCTGTCACTTTTGTTGTAATTCGGTATCCATATGGTCATCGAAAATGGATAGGCTTCCAGGGCATCAGTTGTGGGGGATTCCCACTTGGAGCTTGCAGGCGTTGAAGTACCACCGCAAATTATACCGTCAACCTCATTCATTAAGGCTGCGAATACAATACTAAAATCTACTCCAATAAATTTGTCGTCTTCATTAATTACTGCAACAATGTCATCTCCCCCACGATGTACTTGTTCCTCACCGTCGATATAAATGAAACTATATCCAGCACTCTGGGGACTGGTGATATCATAAGAGGTTGCTGAGCCATCTGCTGCGCCTGTTGAAAGTAAATTTAACAGACGAATTTGTCTGATCCCATATAGAATTGATTCCGTTGGACTTGCCATTTTAATTCTCCTTTTCTTAATTTATTAGCAATAAAAAAACACCCCGAAAGAGTGTTTAATTTTTGAGATATTTAATTGTTAATTTAATCATTTCATTATTTTCTTGCCCCCCCTATATCGAAATCAACGCGCTTCATCAGTAGATTTCTTGTATCATCCCAAAAGTCGTCAAGAGTTTTTATATACTCTGGTGTAAACTTCTCACCGTTGCTGGTTGTCAATGTTACATTATCTAACTTCCCCTTTATTGCTATAACTAAGGTGTCAAGTAGAACAAAGCTATCGGGGGAAACATATAGAAAGATAGAAAATGGCCAGATAGAACCCAGCCTATTTTCAAATGTGGGGTCTTCGCCTAGCATCTTGATAACTGCATACGGTGTAGTCGGATTTTCCCCTGCGGTGTAAGGCTGAAAAACTCTATTCCCTAATGCGGGTATTTCAATTAGTTTTGTATAAATTGCTTTCCTCAAATTTTACTCTCCATTATTTGTTTAACACTTGATAGAAATTCTTGTCTAAGGGAGTTCAATGTCTTTTCAAGTACAGCGTGTTTGCAATCGTTAGCAAGTTCCAGAGATACGCCATAACTCACACGATGCCCCAATTCCACGGTAATATTAGTACCCTCTTTGCTAGCCTTGCCATATAAACCTTTTCTTGCATCACGGGTATGATCCTTCCAACTTTCTGACTGTGGCAAAGCTTTAGCCTGAGCTGCTGCCTTTGCTGCGGTTATAGTTGCTACTCCCTGCACACCTGCAAGTCTTTGAGCAGCCCATTTATCTAAATTTGCATTTACTATGTTTGAACCTGACATTATGTTATATCCTCCAACTGTAATTCCCTAAACACAATCTCACCTTTGACACGTTGGTCAATTACATCAAAAATCCTGTATGTCTTACCCATAAATGTAAACTTATCCTCATTATTTGAGCCATACTTTAAAACATTAGCATCATATTTAGCCACGCCCTTTGTTACCCTTACCGTATGATACCCGCCCTCATCTATCACTAAGGTACGTGTACGCTTTGAGTATATGCGGATATCCTGACTATCCAGAGTTGACGGGGCAGTTGTCCAGCCCCCAGCGCCATCTGATTCCTTTGTTATTCTGGTAATAATAATTGCAGAGGGATTCTGTGCTATAATTGTTGCTTGTCTATTCCGTGTGCTTGTAATTACTTCCAATTATATCTCCAATAAAAAAGCCCCTTGATTGAGAGGCTTAATTTAAATTTTAGTTATTTTTAATTTATAGTCTCAAACTGTATTCCAATATTCATCATGATAATCTTCCAATAAAAATAAAGATGTACCTCTTATAAGAAAGATAAGCACTTTTTTTATTCTTATAATAAACTTTTCATCTTCAAAGAATAACCACGCAAATTTTAAATTATCTAATCTATACCATATATCTCTTTTACGCAATGTATTCATCTCACATCCCTTCCTTTAAACTACTTAAAACTATTTTTCCATGAGTCTTACCCTTATCTTTACCTTTTTTAATTACGGTATCCACATATTTTGCACTCACGTTATCTTCAAACATTTTTATCTCTTTTTTCTCTCCCCAGGGTATATCAAATTCATCTAGAATATCTGTTGCTATCGCTGTGGAAGTTAGCCCATTAAAGGCAGCATACTCTGCCAATATTTTTTCAATTTTAGCGACATTTTCATATACCGTAATCTTTGCACTTTCAATTTCTCTTGTCATATTGTGCCTCCTCATACTAACTCCTTATTTAAGGTAACAATCTTGTTTGCTATTTTTTTAAGTTCCCCACTATCTAAAGTCATTATTTCCTTGACAGTAATAAGAAAAAGATAGTTTTCACTACGCCATCTTACAAGTGTTCCAAGAAAGGTTCCTTCACGAAATACTTTATATTCATTATCAGAAAAGTCGTATAAGTGTCTTTTAGGTTTTTTCTCAAAGCTTATCATTATTTCTCCAGCCCCTTTTCTATCAATTCTATAATTATGCTATTGATATTATTTCTGGTATCGGAATGAATCTGCCATATTTTATTATAGAGTTCATCGGGGAGACGTAAGGTTGTTGTTTTCATTTTGCCTCCAAGAGTTCAGGGTTTTCGTAGATGTTGCCGATTATTTCTACAATAGTAGACAAGTTATTTTTACAGAAAGTACTCCCTGAAGTTTGTTGTTTACCATTTATCCAATTAAAACAAAAACAGGCTTCTTCTTTATCCCACCCTATTATCCTTGTATTAACATCAGGGTCTTCAAAATCTCTTATTATCATACTATCTAATTCATGTCTAAAGATAATAATATCTCCCTCATATATCTCTTTATCATTTTTGTCTTTAAGACCTGTGTATTGTAACAAAATACAATCTCTCGGATTTTTTAGATATTTATTAAGATAACTCCCACTCGATATGGCTTGGTCAACATACATCTTTTTAGATTTCTCATCCCATGCCCTAAACTTTATCTCTCTCATTTCATACTCCTTACATATTTATTAATGTAAGTCTATCATAGTATATTGATAGCAGTTTGTCAAGAGTTATTCTCTCACCATCTCATTGGAATCGCTTTGTCTAAGCATCCAATATTTTGAAATACAATACTCGCGATTCAGCTTATCTTGCGGAATAGTTTCATCCCCTAATTTTACCTCACCGCTAAAACTGCACCTAGCAGCCCTTACCAGCCAGATATCGCTAGCAGTTAGAAATAAATCATAATATTGAGCTTTTATATATACTGCCGATTGAGCTATAATAAAGGTAAAAATCCCATTGATATCATCAGATTCATAATCATCAGTTACTGGTGTGTCTGTTGCACTATCCAAAATTACATCACTTAAATATTTGAATTCTGATATCCAGACTAAATAATCATCAGTTTCAGCTTCAAGTAAATAATCATCTAAAGTATTCCTGTATTTATTCAGATACACTTTAAGTTGAGCATCCGAGTAATCCTCGCTGGCTTCGTCTTCAATTAATTTTCTAAGTTCATCAAGTAATTGGCTCATTTATTTTGGCCTCACGTTTCATTAATATTTTATAATACGCTTTCTTATCCTGCTTCCGTTTAAAACTTCGCTTATGGTTGTTATGTAAAAATTCTACTCTATCATCCTGTACAGTATAATCTTTACCCACTTTGTCGAGATGTGCAAATACCTTGTTGTCCTTATCCAGCAGCAGGGTATGTTTGCCCCAGTAGTGCAAGCCTTCACGGTATCTAAAATATCTATTGGTTCGCCTGTGCCTGCGCCTGTCACCTTCTTCACCTATACGCACTATCTCTATATCTGCTTTAAGATTAGGGGGAGGAGAGTCTATAAGCACTTCGTCGCTGTCTATATTGAGGCAAACGTCTTCAATATTTAATTCTTTTAAATATATATTACGCTTTGAAACTTCATCTGTTATCGGAGATAATATTAATTCAATTTTATTAATATTATTTAAATACTCAATAGTCCCATCTGTTGAATAATCATAATCTCCTGGAAAATCTAAATATCTCCCATCTACACAAATAATATTATCTACTCGATTTATCAACGACTCCACTGTTTGTTTTATGAGAGGATAATCATTATAGGTTATTATACAGGCTACTAACATATCTTTCCCAAAATTAAACTAACATTACAATTAACTTTATCTGTAGTCAAAACCTTTTCGCCTTCTTCTTCTGAAACTTCTGCCCAGATATTATCTTTTAAAGTCTTAATTTGTTTTTTAATTATTTTCAAATCAGCAGCATCTATTAATTGTTTAATCATATTTGAGTTATAAAATTTAATCCATTTTAGCGTTTCTTTATTTTCAGCATATCCAAAAGGTAGTGTAAGAATTATAATACCGTCATCTTTCAGTACTCTTGCCATTTCTTTAGTAGCCTTAACAGGAGCTTGCGGATCATAAATAGCATCGCTATGATAAGGCGTTTCTACCAGTCCATAATGTTCCAAAGCACTGATACAGGTAACTATATCAAAATAGTTATTTTCAAATGGTATATTTCTGGCATCTGCTTTTATGAATTTATCATATGAAGTACCATAATCAAGAATATCTATTCCCCATGAATCAAATCCCAATTTATCCATCTCTATAACAAATGTGCTATAACTGCAACTTACATCTAATAATTTAGCG